ACTCGCCTCTATTCATGGATTTAATGAATAAATTAAAAGAGTTCGAAAGCTTTAAAATTGAGGATAATCAATTATTTCACAAGGCAATTATGCAAGAAGCAAAAATTAATCCTAATGAAACGAATTTATATAATTGTATTACTAGGGCAAGACTAGAACAAAGTAATAATATTAGAAATTCGCTAAATAAAGAATTGAAAAAATATAGTATACAAACTACTTGCAATAAAAAAATCTTGGAACTAATGCAAAAAGAACGCATTGAATTAATAGTAGATAATAAAGTAATTAAATAAAAAAGGAATAAATAAAATGAATGAAATAATACTAATAAATCTAGATTGTAAAAAATGTAAAGCACGTGAAGTTTGGTCAGTTAACGAATTTGAATTCGTGGATGACTTGCCTATCGAGTGTGCTGATTGTCATAGTGAAGATATTAATATAACTTTAGATAATAAGTGAGGTAATAAAATGAGTAGAAAACATTATAGAATGATAGCAAAGATAATAAGAGAAAATGAAGTTGGAATAGTTGGTACTAATGATTTATACTTAAGGAAAGATAACATTATAAATGATTTAGTATTGATGTTTGAAGATGATAATTATTTATTTGATAGACAAAGATTTATCGAAGCTTGTGAGTAAGTAAATAAATATATTATTAATAGTTGTTAGAATTAGCCCTCGTTATTAGAGGGCTTTTTCTTTTCCACACATAAAGAAAATTTTAACGTATTATTATAAAAGTAACTTTCAACCTAGTTTTTACCCTAGGGGGGGCATTTTCAGGGTGGGTGTGTGTAAAAAAAAGAGGGACACACATTCTAATACTATTTTTTAACTTTTTATAACTTTAATTTCTACTTTATTTTGGTATGTTTTTTAGGTTCTTTATTTAGATATTATTTAAATAGTCTCTTGGTGAATATTGTTGAAAGGATAGAGAGATATTACCCCTAGCATTTTACTAGAGTTCTCTAAATCCTTTGCAATTTAGTCTCTCGGAGCCATATTGCCTTAGGATATGCCATTAGCGAATAAACTAACAACACGAACAATCATCAGTTTCGGGCTATTCCCCTAGAATCGGCCTCAATTGTCTTAGAGTTGGCCTGTAGCTTTGATTCACCCCTTATTGTAGCTACTTTTTCTAACATAAACGCAACAAGTCTCAAACCAAACCATTTATGCGAGGTGTAATTTATGTTAAATTTTTTTTAAAACCAAATATGTGTTATATTACTTTATGGATTTTAAAGTAGTCAAGGGTAAAAAACACTATTTGTATGATTCAATACAAGAATTTAGGATTCATCATCCCGATGAGCCACTAAACGAAAATTGGCGTAAAGCAAAGGAGGGTGAATGGGTAGTTACAGACGACCAAAACGTGTGTCAGATTCTAAAATGTTACGATTTAAAGATAAATATGTCCAAAAAAGTTACAAAATGCTCAAGAACTGTCTTAGGTACGTTCAGAGTAGACAATCATAACATACAATTACTAGGTGAAGACGGTATTGCTGAGAACATATACACATTTTCAAGAACATACAAAGCATTTAAGCAATATCAAAAAGAGGGACTCAAGCCCAAAGAGTTTGTATTTGCTAGATATGTGGCTGAGGGGATGGATATCTCACAGGCATACGCAAAAGTATTCAAGAAATCAAAGAGTAGTGAATACATTGCCAACTCAGCCAAACAATTAATGAAAAAAGATGAGGTTAAAAAGATGGTAAAAGAAGAAATCAGAAGAGTTTTAGAAGAAGAAGACGTTTCGGCTAATTGGATTGTTAGTAGATACAAAGATATTGCTGACTTAGCAGAAAAAGATTCTGACAAATTAAGGTCATTAGACTCGTTGTCAAAGATATCAGGCCTATTTGATACTGAAACTAAACAAGAACAACTGACTGTATGGTCAGGTTTTACTGATGAACAAATGGAGGCACTCAAAGATGGAGGCAAAACAGAGCTCATCGCACACAAAGAAAGAGAGCAGGGATAAAGATTCTTGCCCTGTATGCGACTACGACTTATATTTTAATACAAAAGTTACTCAAAGAATAGGGATAATCAACCTTGAACGTGATGTTATAGGTTGGATTTGTCCTGAATGCGATAGCGAATTTGATTTAGACGATAATATTGTGTATATTTACGGTGAGAATTCACTACAAGGAAAAGCATAATGCCAAGACCATATACATCATTTACTAATTTTTTATCACAAGGTATGCAAAATACCAATCAAAACATCAATTCTATGAATCGTCCTGACTATGGTCAAAACATCATGGGGCAACAAGGTAGAGGTTTTTATGAAAGCCCTGGAGGAGGAGAAGGTGAACCTGGAGGTTCTACAGGACCTGGTGGGGTATGGACACCTGGTTTTGGGCAAGAAACAATAAGTCCTATTAAAGAAGGTGAGTATCCAACACCTCCAATTATTGGAAACTTAGGACAAGCATATAACGATTTATTTAATGCTTTACCTCCATATTTACAAAATCAAATAACACAACAAGGTGGGCAATACGGTCTTTCAGACCCAAACAGTCTTGTGAGCAACCTTATATCTCAATTTTATAATTCTTCAAATGGCAATATTGACATGGAAGGACTTGGTCGTTGGGTAACTATGAATGCTCCAACTAATATACAATTTACTGCAACACCTTCAGATATTGATAAAGAAGGTATTGCTGAGACATCACCTATAAAAGATAGCCCTACTGGTTATCAAGATATTCCACAATACTATGGGTTGAGTTCTAAAGCCCCACCAACTGACCCACTTCCACCTGGATTTAATTGGGAATTTATAAATAATGAATGGGTTCCCGTTGATACATCAGGAGCGCAACCTATTGGTGGTGGAGGTATTGTTGATGACTTTTTTACTGAAGCAGGTACCGAAGTTACCCTACCTAATCTTCCTGGTTACCAAGAAAGCGTTGGGGGTGCTATGGGTGGAGCTGGTGAAATGCTCGACAAAACAGACCCCATGACAGGAGGTTTTGATATAAATAATGATGGAGTTGTCGACTATTTAGACTATGCTGCCTCAGGTTCTTATGGTGGAGCAGGGTTTGTTGAAAACATGCTTCAATATTTAAATCCTGTGCAATCTCAAGCTCAACAATTTACAGGAGGTGGAGGTACAGCAGGTCAACAAGCTAGAAGACTTTACTATCCTTCGACTTCAGGTGGATTTGCAGGCGTAGGAAGTGGTATCAGCCAAAACCCTTTAGATGAGCTTCTTAAAAATATGGGTCAATAGATATGGATGCAAATACTGCAATTTATGAAATAGTAAAAGAATATGCTGATTACGCTCAAGAATTCATAGAACAATACATGCTTGATGAAAATGAATCAACAAAAAGTGCTATGAACCAAGATGCCTCAAAGGATATATTTGACCCTAAAAATAGCAAACTCGACAATCCTAACATGGCTATACTTTTAGATTCTTTAGTAACAGAGATACAACAAGGCAATACTCCACCATTATATAAATTTTTGGGTGACTTAGAATCTAGAAACAATCCTAATGCTGTTAATAAGATAGGCTCTACTGCAAAAGGTATATATCAATTTACTGATGGAGCAGTTGAAAGTGCTAAAAATAGTGCAAAGAGAAATGTAGGGTTTGACCATGATTATATAAATGCAATTCCAGATAACCCAACAAAGTGGACTCAAGAACAAGCAGACATCATGCTGTCTTCGTATTTGTTTCCACATATAATAAAGGGAAAGCGTGGTTTAGCCGATGAGTTGATACAAAAATCTATAGGGAGTCAATATTTTAAACCTGAGTGGGAAGCTATATATGATTTGATTCTCCACACTTCAATGGGAAAAACTAAATATAAAAAAGACATTATTAATAATAAAAAAAGAATATTCCCTAAATACCAAAAACCTTAATGGCAAATTTAAATCTTAATGGCAATATATCTAAAAATGAAGAAGCACTACAATTAGCGCATTCAAACTTAATTACTTTTGGCAAATTATTTTCACCACAAGATTTTTTAGCAAGCGCAACACCTGATTTCCATATTGACGTTGGTAAGTTATTATTAGATAAAAACAAACAGCAATTAGCATTAGTATTGCCACGTGACCACGCAAAATCAACTTTGGCAGCTTGTGCTGTTTTGCATAGATTTTTATTTGCAAGCAAAGATAAGCCTGAGTTTATTGCATGGATTGGTGAGGCACAAGACCAAGCAAGAGATAACTTAAATTGGATTGCCAACCATATATATTCTAATCCTGCTATACATTATTATTTTGGTGACCTTCAAGGAGACAAGTGGACTAAAGACGAATTTACTTTGAGCAACGGATGCAGGATGATTGGCAAAGGTACATCACAAAGACTTCGTGGTAAAAAACAATTATCATCAAGATATACAGGTATCATACTTGACGACTTTGAATCAGAGTTAAATACAAAAACCCCTGACTCACGTAGACAGATTAAAGAATGGGTGACTGCTGCTGTGTATCCTGCTATTGACTTTGATAAAGATGGTTTTCTATGGTGCAATGGAACAATTGTGCATTATGATGCTTTCTTGAACATATTAGTTAGAAACAAGCAAGAAGCTGACAAGACAGGTGAAGACTATGCTTGGGAAGTGTATACTAAAAAAGCAATAGAAGATGGTAAACCGATATGGCCTTCTAGGTGGCCAATGAAAAAACTTGAAGAACGTAAACAATTTTACATTGACTCAGGTACTCCTGCAAAATTTTACCAAGAGTATATGAATCAAGCAAAGTCACCTGAAGACCAAATATTTAGTGAGGAGGATATTAATGATGGGCTATATCAAGGCAATGCAAGGTTTGATGAAGCAGCTGACTCGTGGTACATACAATTTGCTAATGGCGATAAAGAATATGTTAATATATATATTGGTGTTGACCCAGCCTCAACGATTACTACTCGTAGTGATTATTCCGTTATTATGGTGTTGGGCGTTACTAGCAATTATGATTATTACGTTATTGAATATTGGCGTAAAAGAGTCTTACCCATGGAGTGTGCCGATGAGATATTTAAAATCGCTGAAAGATATTCGCCAATCAGAAGAATAAATATTGAAACTATTGCATATCAAGAAATGCTTAGAGACTATATTATGAAAAGAAGTAAAAGAGAAGGATTGTTTTTACCAGGAATTGAAAAAGGTGTTAAAAATTATAACTCAAAGAAAAAGGATAGATTGTTTGAAGGTTTACAACCTATGTTTAAGGCTGGAGCTGTTCATCTTAAAAAGCAACACCATGAATTTATTGATGAACTTATTGATTTTCCAAAGGGCTCTCATGACGATATTATTGATTCTTTTTATTTAGCTACTCAATGGGCTAAAGGGAATGCAAAAGCAGGAGTTGTTAAGAAAGAAAAAAATAAAGATGGGTATTGGACAAAGCCAAAAAAAATGTATGATTGGATGACAGGGAGAAGAATATGAGCCAATTTGTAATTTACTGTAATTTATTATTATATTATATACTGTGATTAAGGAAGATTTTAGAGCAAAAGAAATTCGAGAGATGTTTGACCGTTGGTCTAACGCAAGAGAAGACTGGGATGTCCACGCACGTGAAGATATAGATTTTTATTTAGGTAACCATTTTAGTGACGATGAAATGGATGAACTCGCATCTCGAAATCAATCAGCAGTTCCTATTGACAGACTTTATTCTGCTATTGAACAATTCAAAGCAATCATAACATCAAAGCCTCCAAAGTTTTCAGCTGTTGCAAGAGAGGACTCTGATACTAAACTAGCAAATGTATGGAAAGTTATTCTTGAATATATATGGGATATATCTGATGGCGATGAACAATTCAAGCAAGCAGTGCATGACTATACAGTAACAGGCTTAGGTTATTTTTATACATATATAGATAAAGAAGCTGACTATGGAAGAGGAGAGATAAAATTTAAACATCTTAATCCTTTCAAAGTATATGTCGACCCTAACTCTAGAGATAGGTATTTTGACGATGCTTCAGGTATGATGGTTTCAAATGTAATGAGTAAAATGCAATTACTTGATGCATATCCACAATTAGGTGAGCCAATTGAAGAAGGCGAGGATGATGCAATTATTGATAAAATAGAAACAGTATCTGAAGAAGATTGGCCTAGCAATTACAATAAAAGAACTATGGGTTCGTTTACGCCTGACGTTGTGAAGGATTATGATTACCAAGGTTCAAGTGAAAAGTATAGATTAATTGAATATTATACTAAAATAAAAGTTCCTTACTATAGAGTTTTAGATAAAACTAATAATGCTGAAAAAATTATGTCACAAGAACAATTTCAGCAAATGTCTCAAGACAAGCAATTTTTAAAAGCTATTGAGGATGGTTTTATTGATTTTGTTGAAGTTCAACAAACAAGAATTAGACAAACATGTTCAGTTGGTCAGGTTGTTTTATATGACTTAGTTTTAGATACAGATATGTATCCTATAGTACCTGTTCCAAATATATGGACAAACACGCCATACCCAATGAGCGATGTAAGAAAAAACAAAGATTTTCAAAGGTTCCTCAACAAGACAATATCGTTAATCACGTCACACGCACAAGCTAGCTCAGGATTAAAACTTCTTATACCTCAAGGAAGTGTCCAAGATATTGAAGAACTCGAAAGAGATTGGGCTAATCCAAATGCCACCCTCGAATATGATGCGTCTTTTGGGGAGCCACATTTTCCTTCTCCACAACCATTGTCTAGCTCAATCATGCAATTGCCAGCTATGATTGAAAAATACATTGATTTAAACATGGGTATATTTGAAATGATGCAAGGAAATGCTGAAGCAGCACCAAGAACATCTTCAGCAACAATGATGATGGAAGACTTTGGACAAAGACGTTCTAAATCTAAATTAAGAGATGTTGAGGGTTCATTAAAAAGAGTTGGTAAGGTTGTTTATAATTTAGCAAAGTCTCATTATAGTTTTGAAAAAACATTTAGAATTGTTCAGCCAAACAATGATATAAACGAATTTACTGTTAATAAAAGACTTTACGATGATAAGTCAAAAGAATTAATGTCAATAGAAAATGAAATATCTGTAGGTCAATTTGATGTACGAGTTATTGGGAACTCTACAATGCCTTCAAACAAATGGGGCGAATGGGAAATTTACATGCAAGCATATCAATCAGGTTTAATTGACAA